GGTTTTCATATACTTTATAAAACAAAAGTAAAAAAGGGAAATACTAAAATAGCTTCACTTAAAGGAATGAAAGAGGCAATTGTTGAAACTCGTGGCGTAGGTGGGCAATTTATTTTATACGGTGAATTTTTAAACGAAAGAGAATACCACCATATTGATTATATTTCAGATGAAGAAAGAGAAATATTATGGTGCATTTCAAAAACATATGATTATAAAGACCCAATATTAGCGGAGATTCCTAAAAAATCTGAATATAAAAAATTAGATGAAACAGATATTACCCCTTGGGATGATTTTAATTCTAAAAAAACAGCATTTGACATTATAGAAGATGAATTTACTATTGTTAGAAACACCTCAAAAACATATGTAATTAAAAGACACGGAGCAACAAGTCCACATTCAGGTTATATTTTTAAAGAAAATGGATGTTTATTTCTTTTTTCAACTGGAACTATTTACCCAAATGAAAAATTACTTTCACCTTTCAATTTATATACTATTAAATATCATAACGGTGATTATGCTGAAGCGACAAAAGAATTGTATAAACAAGGTTTTGGAACGAGAAGAGTAAAAAAGATTGAATTACCTGAGATTAAATTACAGAAACAAGACCCAATAAAAAGAGCTATTTTTCCTATTGAAATTTTTCCAAAAGAAATTCAACATTTTATAATTGAAAGTTCGACTACATTAGGAATGTCAACTGATTATATGGGTTGTGCCTTTATGTGGATGTTATCTTTAATAGTTGGAAATTCAATGGTAATTGAAGTTAAACCCGGATGGAAAGAAGTTGCAACTTTGTGGATTGCAGTTGTTGGTAAGCCCGGTATTGGGAAAACTCCTTCTTTAAATCAAATGATTTCGCCTTTAAGGTCTTTAAATGTAAAAGAGCAAAGAGATTATCAAAAGAACTATCAAAAATACCAAGATTATGAAGCATTAGATAAAAAAGAAAAAGAACATTGTCAAGAAGTATTTAAGCCGAAAAATAAACAATTTATAGTTGGTGATGTAACTATTGAAGCATTAGTTGATTTGCACGAAGAAAACCCAAACGCAATAGGTATTTTTAAAGATGAGTTAGCTGGTTGGTTTAAAGATATGAATAAATACAGAGCTGGTTCAGATTTAGAATTTTGGTTATCTAGTTGGAGCGGTTCGCCTATATCTTTGAATAGAAAAACATCAAAAAACGCATTTGTTGACAAACCATTTATACCTGTTTTAGGTGGTATTCAACCGAGTATTTTTGATGAGTTTAGTAATGGAGCAAATAAAGAAAATGGTTTTGTAGATAGAATTTTAATTAGTTACCCTGAATTAACAGTTAATCATTATAATAATAGCTACATAAGTATTGAAGCATTAGAATGGTATAAGGATTTTGTTGTTAATATGAAATCAAATATTGAAAAATTGTTTTTAAAATTTGATGAAAACGACCAAATACAACCTGAAGTTGTAAGATTTGAAAAAGAAAGCGAAAAAGAATGGATACGTATTCACGATAAATATACAGATATTCAAAATTCAGATAATGAGAATGAATATATGAAAAGTATGTTACCCAAACAAAAGTCATACATTCCTAGATTTGCTTTATTATTAAATACCTTATGGAGCTTTACAGATGAGGAATATAAGTCAGGTTTTATTCATACTCAATCAATTTTAAGAGCTGAAAAACTAAGTGAATATTTTGTTAATATGGCAAAATTAGTTAAACAAGATGCCAAAGAAAAATATGAATTAAAAAATGTAGCAAAGGATAAACAAACAAATTTTGATAAATTCAAAGCTATGTATGATGCAGATTCAGATTTAAATAGAACAACAGTGGCAGAAATGTTAGATGTTTCAAGACAAACAATTTATTCATGGATTAATAAAATAGAAAACAAATGAAAATATTAGATAAACCTTCAGGAATTAAATTAAATACAACAAATATTTCTATTAAAAAAGAAGTTGAAATTGTTAAAAATAAATTACGAGATTACCAGATAGAAATATCAGAAAAAGCAGTTAATATATTACGTCATAAAAAGATAGTTTATTTATCAATGGAAGTAAGAACAGGAAAAACTTTAACTGCTTTAAATACTGCAGAACTATACGGAGCTAAACGAGTATTATTTTTAACAAAGAAAAAAGCTATGTCTTCTATTTTAGATGATTTTAATAACTTTAAATTTAACTTTGAATTAGAAGTAATTAACGATGAATCTATGAGTAAAGTGTTAGGTAAATTTGATTTAATTATTCACGATGAACATCATAGATTTGGTGCTTTTCCTAAACCTGGTAAATACACTAAAGAGTTCGCTCAAAGATTTCATATGTCACCAATGATATTTTTGTCAGGCACACCCACACCCGAGTCGTTTTCTCAAATTTACCACCAATTTTGGGTATCTAATTACTCTCCATTTACTGAACAAACATTTTATAATTGGGCTTCAAACTATGTTAACATACAACAAAAAAGAGTATCATACGGAATATTTAATGACTATTCAGATGCTAATGTTGAATTAATAAACAGTAAGATAAAAGACTATTTAATTACATTCACACAAAAAGAAGCTGGATTTGAAACTGAGGTAAAAGAAAATATACTTTATTGTGATATGAAACCTATAACATATCAATTAATAGACAAACTTTCTAAAGATTTAGTTATTGAGGGAGAAAACGAAGTTATTTTAGGAGATACTGCGGTTAAATTAATGAGTAAATTTCATCAAATGTACTCAGGAACTATAAAATTTGAAAGTGGTAATACAATGATTTTAGATGATAGCAAAGCGAAGTTTATCAAAGAAAGATTTAAAGGTCTTAAATTAGCTATATTCTATAAATTTAAAGCAGAATTAGAACTATTACAACAAACATTTCAAGACGAACTAACAACTGATTTAGATGAGTTTAATAATACTAACAAATCAATAGCTTATCAAATTGTATCAGGTCGTGAGGGAGTTAATTTAAGCAAAGCAAAATATTTAATTTATTTTAATATAGACTTTTCAGCTACTTCTTACTTTCAATCGAGAGATAGGCTAACAACTAAAGACAGATTAAGTAATGAGGTTTTTTGGATATTCTCAAAAGGTGGAATTGAAAACAATATTTATAGAACTGTAAAAAATAAAAAGAAATATACAAGCAACTATTTTAAAAAAGACTATGCTCGAATCAGTTATCCAAAGTAAAATAATAAATGAAGCTAAAAAGAATGGTTATTTAGTTTTGAAAGTTGTAAAATGTAATATTACAGGCTATCCAGACTTAACACTATTTAAAGACAATTTAACTCTATTTATTGAGGTTAAAAATGAAAAAGGAATACAAAGTGAAATACAAAAATATGTACAAAAACAATTAGAAAGTAAAGGTTTTAAATATTTTTTAGTTAGATCACTTGACGAATTCAAAAAAATAGTTATCTTAGCCGAACAAAACTAAATAGATATGAAAAATATAAAAGAAAAAGTATTAGAGTGGGCAAATGAACGCAATCTTTTACACAACGAGAATGCTTTAAAACAATATAGCAAGCTCCAGGAGGAAAGTAATGAACTATTGATTGGAATATTAGATAAAGATCCGTACGAAATTATAGATGCTTTAGGGGACATACAAGTCGTATTAATAATTTTAGCTAATCAATTAGGTTTTGATATAGATGAATGTCTTGAAAGTGCTTATAACGAGATAAAAGATAGGAAGGGAAAAACAATCGGTGGTAATTTTATCAAGGAATAATGGAAAAAGAATTATTAGATTTCTTTATGTGGTTTAGAACTCACGGAGAAAAATACGTATGTCACCCGATAACTCACATGATTAAGATTTATTTAAACGAAAAGAAATGAAAAATATTTTAATTCAGTTCTTTATGTGGTATATGAAAAATGGAGAAAACCATCAGGAAAAAACAGTTGAGGAATTAATACAATTTTATTTAGATGAAAAATATAATAGCAGAAAGTAAAACAACGGATTTAATCGTTCAAGTTAATTATAAAGATGATAACATTATTAAAGGGCAAGTTCTTGTAGGTGATGAGTATAATCATATTGGTAAGGTAGATTATTGGTCGACAAGTTCATTTGATATATCCGACCACAATGTAGAGCCTAAAGAAGAGCCATTACACTACGATAATTCAAAAGGTAGTTTATATATGTTTGCTGAACAACAAAATCTAAACAGTTACGAATTTGATATTATAAAACGTATTATTAGATGCAGAAAAAAAGGTAACTTTAAAGAAGATCTAGAAAAAACTAAATTTCTTATTGATTTATATTTGAACGAAAATAAAGAACTATGTTAATAGATGCAATATTAAAACTACCAAACCGTAGAAATATAACTACAAAATACGGCATAATACAAGACTTGCACCGCACTGCTAAAGAATGGTACAAGTCTGAAAACGATAGTATATTTATGCGTGAATTTGTCATCTATATTGTGAATAATTACAGCACTTTCAAAACAAAAAAATGACAGTGGAAATTTTTGAATGGTTTGAAATAATCGTATATGAAAATATTAGATGTGAGAAATATTATTATCTTTATGAAAGAATATGTTACAATTAAATAAATTAGAGGAATACTGTAAAGTTAGGAATATCAAAGCTACTTTTGTAGATGGTATTCTTATTGATCCTTTGCCAGTCGTTAAGTCAAATTATAGAGTTAGGAAAGAACCTTACTTTATTGATTTGGCTGTTAAAAGATACGGTTGCTCAACTGTTGTAGATGCAATGTTTAATAAGAAAATGACGTTAATAATATGATCTACGAGAAACAAGTTAGACCAGATTTAACACTTTTAGTGGGTCAAAATGCTTTATCGTTATTCGATTATTATGGAGTGGATGAATTGCATGGATTGAACAAAAAGGATTGTATTAAACGAATTAATGAAGGAGGTACTTATTTCGACGGATTTCAGAATTTAATACCTTATGAGAAAGATCAATACTATTTATTTATAAACAATTCAAGTTTAACAGAGAATGAACTAGATAACTTTGGTTTGATATTCCACGAAAGTACACACTATCAATTTGAAAAGTATTATGATAGTTTAAAAGAAAATGAAGAGCAACTTATTACAGATGCTGAGATACTAGCTAAAGAAATTTATGAAACAATTAGACAAATTAGTTAAAAATCATAAACAGTGGGTATCAATAGCTCGTTCATTTGGTGCAGGAGAAACCTCAGAGGATATTGTACAGGATATGTATCTTAAAGTTTACGACAATAAGATAAACAAAGATATTAACTCAGCTTATATTTGGTTAACCTTACGCTCGATATACTTTGATAAATTAAGATTGGAGAATAAGATTACAACTATATCAATTGACGACGTTAGGGAGCTTAAAAATGATGATTTTGATATTAATGAATTTAATTCATTCACAAAGATTAATACAAAAATAGAAGCTGTTAAATACAAAACACACTATTCAGACGTTATAATATTGAATAACTACTTTGTGAAAGGTTTATCAATGAGAAAAATAGCGAAGAAATTTAATATAGCTCCTTCAACTGTTTTACGT